AAGCAAAGGCAGTTCATTATCAGCCTTTTTACGGTAACTGAGGGCGGCATGGCAATCTGGTATGAGAAGTTCCTAGATGAACTCCGCGAGATAGGAATGAAGAAACTTGACTCCTAATGAGCTTATGAAAACGATGCGACATGACGCAGCCAACCTTTGAGCGCCCGACGTTTGACCAGTGGTTCCTTGACGGAGCCAGATGGGCCAGTAAGCGAAGCGGCTGTGTCCGACGAAAAGTAGGTGCTCTACTTGTTGACCCACGAACCAAGGATATCATTGAGCCTGGATACAACTCCGCTCCAAGCGGTGAACTGGATTGTTTCGAAGGTGGCTGCCCGCGAGCTTTCAGTAGCGTGCCTCCCGGAAGTAGCTACGATAGCGGCCCTGGCACTTGTATCGCAATCCATGCAGAGGCCAATTCTCTACTCCGCGCTGGTAGAAACGCCAGAGGGGCCTATCTGTATCTCACTGACGTACCTTGCGACGGGTGCCTGAAACTAGCTAAGGGTGCTGGCGTAGCTAAGATTATATGGCCAGAAGGTAGCATTATGCTAACCTAAGGGTTATGAATCAAGTTCAGCCCATGGCAGGCGATTTCGGTCTTACACGAGTTAACGGTGAGGTCGGTCGCCTTATTCGTTTTGGCCAGCTTCTCGACGGCGTAGGCTTTGAGGATTACGAGCACGCCTTCATCTACCTCGGCGCTGGCGTTGTAGTCGAGGCCGAGCCAGGTGGCGCACGCGCTGCTAAGGTCTCTGAGTACCAGCCGGAACATATTCTGTGGAGCACAGGTCATTTCGACCTGACCACTGACCAGCGGATTAAGATCTGCGGCAGGGCACGCGCTTTCACGGCAGCCAACAATGGTAAGGGTGTCCCTTACAGCTTCCTAGACTACCTGGCTCTGACCACGCACCGGCTGCACATTCCGGCTCCGGGACTACAGAATTACATCTACAGCAGCCAGCACGTTATCTGCTCACAGCTTGTGGACATCTGCTACCAGGCCGGAGGCGTTCAGCTATTCACTGACGGGCGATGGGCGGGTTTCGTCACGCCTGGTGACCTGTATGGCAGGCTTACGAATGCCTAAGCGCCCGTACCGGCACTACACGGATGACGAGCTGTTCAAGCTGGCCTTGCGGCTAGAGGATGAAAACCTGCAAACAGTCTTCTACATGGAACAGCTTGCCCTTGTCGAGGCCGAGATCTCCGAGCGCGAGTGGGCTAGCGACTAAGGACAATTACTGTTCCGGCAGGAACGGTAAGCACCTTTGCACCCGTCACATGCCCGGTAAGCACGTGCGAAGACGCGGTACTGATCCGGTACGTGGTGTAGGCAGCAGTTGACGGAACGGTCATTACACGGGAAGCCGAGACACTGAGGTTCACGTACGCGTACGCACGATGACCACCGCGCAGCTCCGACTCGTACTCCTGCTGGTACCCTGTGTCGACCAGCTTGAACAGCTCTGCGTGCGGCTGTGCGAGCCGTGAAGCCATCCAGTACCCGAAGTACGGCGGCTGAGGCACACCGCTACCGTCAAACATGGCATAGTCCGCCACAGCACACGATCCGTGGCTGTTATTGTTGTCTGACTGCTCCCACCAGTTGACGTTTGACGCACCGTAAGAGAGCCATGCAAGAGAAGATGCAGCGGCGAATACCGCTCCGGTAGGCGTGCAAACGTCCGTGTTAGCTTTGTTGGACATGTTCTCTTCACCGATTTGCCACGGCTTCCCGGGACTGTACGTCTTAATATCCTTGAGCACAGCCGATGCCTCGCCGGGGATGTACCTGACTGAGTTAAGGGCAGCCGCAGCTCCGAGCGACGTAGAGTCATTGCTCGGGTACCAGAGAACGACTATTCCGTCATAATTCTTAAGAACAGGCATAACCGTGTCATTCCACACGTAACCAGAATTACCCTTAGGACTGATAGCATACGGAAGCTCAATTCTAACGCCAGGGTCAGCGGCCTTAATAGCGTTAATGAATGCGGGCGCGTACGTTAGGTATGACTGCCCCATTACTTTCAGTCCTGCCGCGACACTCCCGTACACATCATACGGGCAGGTTGCGGGGTCATTAGGCTCGTAACCTGTGTCATTCACGGGAGGCTTAGTAAGCGGTATGATGATAGACCCGCAGCCGTACGGTTCATTGCCAATCTCAAATGAGCTTACGGGATATCCCGAATCCTTAACCTGCTTAGCCCATGCGGCAGCCATACTAGGAGAGCCAGAACCGTAATTGGCAGTCGCCATGACGTTTCCGTTTACAGCCTCAGCGTTCACCATTGACGCAGGAAAGCTTAGCGGGTCCGAATACGAGCACGGAGCGTTAAAGTTACCCGTTTCCGGGCGGCAACTGTACGTATTACGGTTGTTCTGCTCGTCATACCCGTCTGCGTACGTTCCGCCTCCCCACCGGATAGCCATAGGACCCAAACCTTGCAAGTCCTTATTCATCTGAGCGTTAGCTCCGGAATCAGCGGTCTGCCACGGTGAGACGTTAATACCCAGAGGCGTACCCGAAAGGGCCGTACCCACAGGTACGGCAGCAGAGGCAACGCCGCTAGCCGCTGCCGCAGTACCAACTGCGATAGCGGCGGCAGCGGCTAGAGACTTAAGCACCCGGAACCGGAACAGTGATGTACTCACGGTCAGCCGCGCCCGTGACGAGCTTGACGTTACCCGTACCGGGAGCTGACGCGCTAGCGCCGAACAGGCCTACATACTCACCAGGACGTGCAGACGCCGGAACAGTCACGGTGACAACGCCTGACACAGACTGACCAGGCTGCAGCACTTCCGACGCCGGGAACGTAGACGTAACCCATGAAGCCGGAACAAGGGTGCCCTTAACCGCGCTCCAGTTCCACTGCCCGAAAGTCAGGGTAGACGGAACATTGCCAGTGCCCTCAAACTTAACGTTGAATGACGCCGAAGTGCCCGGGGCAATAGGTGTGTTACCGGGGACGGCATTAGCCTCAGTTCCGTAGTACCGCATATTAGTTACCGTGTCCCCGATATACGCTCCGGTGATGCCTACGCCTGCGGTAGGCACGGTAGACGCGAACGCAGCGGCCGAACCGCCGAGAGTACCTATAACGGCGAGCGCCGCAATAGCCTTAAGCTTCATTACTAATTTCCTTATCTAAAGTTTGTACGTACGGCCGTCTTTTGTGTAGTAGGCAGCGCCGCTACCGCCAGCGCCGCCAGAACTGCTAGAGGTAATAACGCCGCCGCGTGCTCGGCCGACGCCCCGCCGCGACCGCCACCCGTCATAGGAATAGACGGTATCATTTGCAGGGCTACTACAGTGCTCTTAAGTTCCTTAAACTGCTCTTGCATTTTCTTTAGTTCATCGCGGAGGTCAGCGAGATCTTCCGCCATGACGGAAAGTTCTTCTGACGTGGAGTAGCCGGGAATCGAACCCGAGTCCGGAGTTGTTCCGCTTGCGGCTTTTCCCTCCGTCGAAACCTTCCTACCCCCTGGATCACAGGACCAGCAGTCAACCATGTTCTTGAACACGCTGACACCGCAGGTTCCGCACGGCTTACCGCCAGCGCCGTTCCATGTACGGCGCAAGCGCTGACAGTAATCACGCTGGCAGAGGTAACGAATTTTGTCGTTGTACCGCTTGCCAGGGCACTGCGTGCGCTTGTTGCACGCTGCACATTTATTAGTCCCGTAACTCATGTCTTTAACTTACCACACGTACGCGCGCCCGCGAGACACCTAGTGGAATATGATGGCTAGCACGGACCCGAGCGCTATTAGGATGGACACTCCGGCGAGCAAAAGAGAGTAAGAGGCTCGCGCTCCCTCTTGGCGGCCTGTGCTCTGATCCAGACGAGATGTCAGCCTTAGCTCAAGATTGGAAACACGCTCAGTTAGCGCATCTATCTTATCTGCAACCGCTTGGTAAGATGCCGCATGCTCAACGCGACTGATTAGCGTGGCCGCCTGATCTGCCAGTTGCCCCCGGAACTCATTTGTAGCCTTGAACCGTTCTCCTGCGGCGGATTCTGCCTTGCTAGCTGCCTTCTCTGCGGCTGCCAACGCGGCCTGGACAGCTTTGTCCGCTGCGTCGAAAGCGGTTTTCATGGCCGTGTTGTGCATGGCAAACCCGGCAGCGATGTACGTCCCCGTGGACGTGGACAGGGATGCGATGGTACCGCGCGCCCGCTGGCCCACGCAATGGACAGTCACCGCCCGCGCGTCACCGCTGATGCTGTGGCCCTCCCACACCCGGTCGCTGTGCGCGAGCAGCCGGGCAGGCCGCACGCTGCCAAGGAGCTTCATCACATCAGCGCGCCTGGATACCTGGTAACGGTTAATGAGTTTCTTGTTGTGGTAACGTCCGGCCTCCACCTGCGTTATGGCCGGGTCACGGCCAAGGCAGTCCTTGACAGCCATAAGCAGGGCATCCGCCGTAGGGCCGGCAGCCTGGGCGATCCCCAGGCGGGCACTGCGGTCGCCTGGCGCGAACGTCAGCCAGCCCTCACCGTCGTACATGCCCGACAGCCAGCCGCCGTCCCACGTCCGGTCCACTTCCCAGACGTCCGTGACGTGCATGACCTGGTTACCTGGCCTGAGATCCCTGGTCTTACGCCAGAGCCAGCGATTCTCGTGCTTGGTCTTTACCAGCCACGGATGCTCAGGATTGCACCGCACGTCACCTGCCGCCGTCCTCACCAGCATCAGGTCATCCTGTGCCAGCCTGTTCGCGGTGACAACAGCACGCCGGAAGTTCCGGCCACTGCGTCCGGTGCCGGTATCTGACTCTGCATCAAACGCGATCAGCTCGTCACCCGGCCGCAGTTCACCGGCTGGTCGCCACACCAGATCAGCGCACAAAACCGGCGTGGATGCCTCGCAGCACTGCTGCGCTACGAAAGCTGCGTCCGTGGCTTTAGTCTGCGTGGCGTACCGTTCATCCAGCGCTGTCCGCAGGTCTGTTAGCTGAGACTCAAAGTACTTTTTAAGGGTCTTAAGCGTCCAGCCGGTCACTTGAGACTCACCACAGCATTCAGAACAGAGTCCAGCGCATCGTAATAAGCGTCCCAGTACGCGCTTCCAGGGTCGATATCATTATCTGTGTCAAACTCTGCGCGGTCAAGCTTAGCCTGTAGCCACGAGATGAACTGTTCCTTAGTCACTTGAGTACCTGTTCTGGTTGTTAGGGTTGCGTCCTACGTTCGGCCGCGCCACATTGTCATTGCATGCGAAGCCAGGGCCTAGGAAGACCGCCGTAGGAACACTGCGGATAACACGCTTCATAGGTGCGTCACACGCGTAACAGAACTGGGTTTCATCGCAATCGGAGATCGGATGCACAAGTTCCTGTACTTCATCTAGGCAGGTGCACGTCTGGTTACCGCACACGTAGTCATACTTAGGCATATCAAGAGTATACTTATACTTGTGGACTTTGAGCAACAGCTACACGAAGCAGAAGAGAATTATTTCTACGCAGACACGGTTTCTGACCGCCTGCACTACGCGTCTGAGATCTGGGAGGCAATGAAATCCTTGAAATCAGGCGATGCGCCGTCATCAAACGCGTTAACCAGGGCTGCTACATACACTTTTTCTAGTCCGGAGAGCTTACTTATCCGATTTAGCGTGTACTTGCGCCTTAGCATCCAGCAGATTGTCATCAGGGTGCCTGTAGTGTGCCCAACCCATTCTGTAGACGCGAACTTGCACTCGATCATGGCTTCCACGCCGAGTAGTTCCACGTCTGAGAGCCTGAAAACAGGCGGCGGGAGCGCATAAGGAGTGTCCGATACGTCTTTACCCTCATAGTAAAGCTTGCCGGCGCATGTACCAGTGAATTCATCTTGCACAGGGTTAACGTGTGTGTAGCACAACTGAGCTACAGGGCACTGAGCGCAGATACGCCGCGCGGTATCAAACGCCCCGCGAGACGTAGACGCGAAAAGTGCTACGTCTCCCTTGCACTCAGCTCCGTCATACAGCTCTACGCACTCTTTACGGTTCAGCATGAGTAGTTCCTTATCATATCCTTAGCTTACCGCATAAAATGATAAGATAGAGACACCTAGGAGGCAGGAATGTGCGCGCACAAGTTTAAGAACGGGCAGCTATGCCCTAACGAGCCTAAGGACGGGAATCAGTATTGCGGTAGGTGCATAGGAATCTGCAAGGCCGGTCAGGTCAAAAACACTGCGATAGAGCCGAAGAAAGAACCAAAGGCTGACGCGACAGCACGTAAGCTGCTGCATGAGATCATGCAGCAGAACGACGTTAACATTGAGATCCGTGAGTGGGATACCAACTTTAACCCGTTCGATGCTCTGCTGGACATTGCTCAGGAGCAGATGCAGTGGAAGGATCTCTGCCTGTCTAAGATCTCTAAGCTCAAGGAAGACGAATGGCGCTGGGACGGCGACCGCGCGGGAGAACAGATTCGGAGTGAGATCACGCTTTACGAACGAGCCATTGACCGTGCTACCAAGACGCTAGAACGCATTGCCCGGCTAGGCATTGAGGACCGTCTGATGCGTATTGCCGAGCGGCAAGCTGCTATTGTCGAAACGGCTATCGTACGGACGCTGCAGGATCTTGATCTTCCTATCGAGCTACAGGCTAAAGCGCGTCAGAAGATGGTTATGCACCTAAGGGCTACGCGTGTTTAATAAGCCTGACCTGTTCCATATGGTCGCGGACTCCATGGAGTCGGGCCAGAATGACCCGCGCGTTAAGTGGCGTGATACGGCCCGGCCGGATCAGCTCCCGCCAGAGGGCAAGTGGTCTACATGGCTGGTACGCGGCGGTCGTGGGTCCGGTAAGACTCACACAGGTGCTTTTACCATGGTCACGTGGATTCTAGATGACCGCGATTCCCTAAATTACGAGCCCGGCGCATGGGGTATCGTCGGGCCTACTTTTCAGTCCGCATGGACTGTTTGCGTGGAGGGTGAGTCAGGCATCCTCGCCGCGTTCGGCACTAATATGTCAGAAGTACGCCAGGGCAAGTCTAAGTACGTAGCGCACGCATGGCGGTCACACGGTGAGATCCGGCTGCGGGACGGCGACACGATCTACGTCGACTCCGCTAATGATGGTGCGGACCGCGTGCAGGGTAAGAACCTGAAAGGCGTCTGGTGCGACGAACTCGGCATGTGGGCTAAGTGGGAGCAGGCATGGGACGAAGCCATCATGTATGCCTGCCGTAAATCCGGTAGCCGTAAGGTCTGCACGACCACGCCTAAGGTCTCCCGTCCTGCTGCTAAGCTGATCCGCCGCCTGATTCAGGACCCTGACATTCCCGTAGCTAAGCTACGTACCGTAGATAACGCGGCAAACCTGTCTGAAGCGTTCATTGACAGCGTTGTCGGACGCGCTAAGGGTACGAGACTTGAGAAGCAGGAACTTGAGGGTGAACTGCTGGATGACGTGTCAGGCGCTCTGTGGGCATGGCCGCTGCTGGAGAACACGACAGTTCGCGCGTTGCCTGAAGGCGTCAAGCTGAAGACTGTGTACGTAGGCGTTGACCCCTCTGACGGTAAGGAATCCGGTGACGAGCAGGCTTACACGGTAGTCGGCATGGGAAGCGACAATGAGCTGTACGTAGTGGAGAGCTGGGGAGACAAGATCAGCCCTAACGCTTTCCTGCGTAAGGCTGTAGATGCCGCAGTACGCTGGGATGCTTCCCTTGTTGTGGAAAAGAACCACGGTCAGGGCTATCTGGATCTCTCACTCAAGCAGGTCCAGAAAGACATGGGTACTAACCGTCCTGTACTGCTTAAGCAGGCATCTAAGGGTAAGAAGACACGTGCCGAGCCTGTAGCTGCTCTGTACGAGCGTAAGTTCGTGCACCACGTTAAACCGCTTAAGCGCAATGACGACGGTGATTACGTCGAGGAAGACCAGTTCGGGGAGCTGGAAGACCAGATGTGCAGCTTTACAGGCGCGTCTGACGAGAAATCTCCTGACAGGCTGGACAGCCTTGTGTGGGCGGTTTTCCCGTTCCTGCACCACGCATTCGGTAATACAGGCCCGCATAAGCCGCGCGTGCACGTGTGGAACGCTCAGGTACCCGATCCTAAGCCACTTGAGCGCTCAGACAGGGGCCGTCACTCTTACGTCGAGCCTATCAAGTACGACAGTAATCCTACGCTAGAGGATGAAGAGGATAACTGGGCACCGCCTAACGTCGTGAACACCCGGCGAAACGTTCATGAATGGGGTACTGGGGGTATACTGTAAAGTTAAGGAGGTAGACATGTATTACGGCTGGGGAAGTGCCGTGTTCCTAGTAGTCCTCGTACTCGTTCTTTTTCTAATCTTCCATTAATCTAAACCTAAGGAAGCTAATGTCAACGCGACTCGCGTACGCCGATATTTCTCCTCAGCAAGCCAAAAAGCTGCTAGGAGCAGAAATCGGTACCCAGTTTGATGTCCACGACCGGATGTTCGCTTACTGGGGTGACGGAATCGTTTTTGACTATTCCACGTGGTCAGAAGCCGACATGAAGACCATGATCCTGCGTGACGGGCAGGCTGCGGCTCTTGAGGCTGTCCTTACCTTGCCCATCCGTCAGTGCCCGTGGTCCATTATGCCGACTAAGGGTGACAAGGGCGAAGCGGAGTTCGTCCGCTCCGTGCTGATGGCACCGCCTATGAGCGGCGGCATGCGCACGCCTATGCAGACTGTAATCGGTCAGATGACTGCCGCGCAGATTTACAAGAAGGCTTATTTCGAGAAGGTATTCACTATCCGGCCAGATGACGGGATGATTATTTATGACAAGCTGGCTTATCGTCCGCCGTCTACTTGCCAGGTGCGCCGCAAAGCTGAAAACTCTGAATTTGACGGGTTCAGGCAGCAAGTCTGGCTTTTCGGCGGTCTACTTGCTGACAAGAACCGACACCTCAAAACTCCCGGTTACGTGGATATACCTCGTCACCGATCCTTCGTCTATATCCACGGCCAGCACCGTGAGCCGCTTCAGGGCGTCTCAGAACTAGACCTGTGCTACTGGGCATACCAGACTAAGCTTAAGATCCTGTACCTCTGGTACAACTTCATCGAGAACCAGGCGCTACCTAAGGTCGCCGTGTACGGCGAAAGCCAGCCTCAGGCTGATGACCGCGCACTGGACCTGGCACAGATGCGTGCGTCTGGCGTTGTCGGCTGGGAGCGTTCCGCGCCCGACATGAAGACATTCGACATCATCGAGACTAACGGACGCGGATCTGACCAGTTTCAGGCGGCGCTTAGCTTCCTTGAGACCTGGCAGACAGCTTCCGTGCTCGCTGGCTTCACAGGCCTGTCCAGTCTAGCTAGCCTTGGTCGAGGTAGTCTTGCCCTGTCCAGTGACCAGTCAGCGTTCTTCCTTAAGAGCAGGCAGGCCATTACGCAGGAGCTTCAGTCAGATATCACTATTGACCTGATTGCCCCGCTAGTGGCGTACAACTTCGGTTCTGACGCAGCGTTCCCGACGTTCGCTTTCGGCCCGCTGATTGACGATAACGCTGCGGCGCTTACCACGATGTTCCAGACGCTTGCCGTCGCGCCTAGCCTTCAGGTGCCTGTGGGCATCATGGACCTTATCACCGAGCGTATCGCCACGGTTCTTGACCTTGACATTGACGCTGTTGACGAGATCGTGCAGAGCGCGGCTAAGGAGCGCGCTGCACAGGCTGCGGCTAACCCTGGCGGCATGCCGCCCGGTGCCGCTGCTCAGCTCGGCGGACTCGCGGGCGGTGTTAACGCGGCTACGAACATTGTTCAGAAGGCTCTGAAGCAGTCTGCTAACTCTCCTAGGGCTAGCATCATGAATCAGCCTTTCACTCAGCCTAACGTTTCTAGCACCGGGGCGGGTAATAACCAGGGCGCTACGTAATGCACTACATAACTGAATTGCACGCGCAGGTATTCGCTATAGCTTTCGCGGCAGGTGTTATCGGTAACCTGGTAGCGAGCTTGGTGACAGCCGTGTACCTGCACTTGCGCCTTAACCAGCATCACCGTCAACTGAAAGAGCATATAAGCAATGAGCTACGTAGGCGACATGACCACGGAACTAGCGAACAAGCACCACACGGGGGACGGTAAGTTCGCGGATAAGACCGCAGAACGAGAGCGTATCCTTAAGATTTATCAACACCAGCAGTTGCTACCTGTAACAGGTATACTAGATGAAGCTACGAAAAACAGGCTTTCTGACGGAAACAAGGCGGCGAATGACTAATGGCTTATCCAACTACACCGGGTCAGTCCCTTAATGCTGTGGCTGTGACTAGCACGGCATCTACCGGCGTCGGCACTACGCAGGCGGTGGGGGCGACCGTAGGTACGGCTGGTACGCACGCGGCTGTATTTACTGTCACATTGTTCAATCAGGGCGCTAATAGCGAAGCCGAACTCGTGCTTGTTATCGAGGGTAATCTTGACGGCTCGACATGGGTTAACCTAGGTAGCATGACTGTAGAGGCTAACGGAGTGTACCTGCTTGTACCTAGCACAGGTTCGGGCACTACTGCTAAGACACCGATGGCTAACCTGCGCTGCTCTGCTTACTTTAAGGGTTTCGGAACTAGTAGCCCTACGGCTACTGTCACGGCTTGGATTGGAAGTACCATATAATGGCTGGTCCATATTATTTTGACATAAGTCAGGCTCCCTACTCCGCTATCGGCGACGGCGTTACCGACCACACTACAGTCATCAACCAGGCTATTAAGGACGCTGGCGCGCTTACTACTAGCGTTAACCACGGCACTCCTACTAACTCCACCGTATTCTTCCCGGCCGGTATTTACATTACCAAGCAGGTTGTAATGTATCCCGGTGTCACGCTACAGGGTGTAGGTTCCGGTTCTTACGGCGTTCCTGGCGGAAACATGGACGCGCCCGGCTGGGGAACCTCTGTTCTTAAGCTAGCGGCTAACACCAACGATAACTTTATCTTGCTCGCTGACGGCGTTAACTACTGTCGTTTCTATGACATGGCGTTTGACGGCAGTAAGAGTAATAACACATTCAACGCAGGTTCAGGGCTAGCTAACGGTATCCATATCGCGGATGGCGCGGGCGGCCAGGAATCCCAGATGATCATGGAACGCTGCTTTGTTTTCAACACGGTAGGTTCCGGTATCTACATGGGACACAACCGGCGTGCTAACAAGGTTTTCCAGAGCGTTGTCAACTACTCTGGCATTGACGGCATTCAGGTCGCCGGATCGGACAACACGATTCAGAACAACATCCTCGGCTCTAATGTCCGTGCTAACGTGTGCCTTGGTACTAATACTGCCGTTCACTGGGGTGCTAACTCTGCCCCTAACTCAGCGGCGGTTACGCACGTACTCAACAATGACATTTACGGCAACACTAACAGTCCTTTTACTCAGGTCGGTATTGCTCTCGGCTTGGGCACATGGGGCAGCATTATCATGGAAAACGGTCTTGACCGTCACCAGTATGAAGGTATCTCTGCTTATGACGGTACTACTACTGTAGCTGTCGGTAATTGTTTCCACAGCAACGGCATAGCTGTAGATAATACCTACGGCCATATTGGACTAGCGACTAACGTATCCAGCATTGCCATTAGCTCCAATAGCTTCGGCCCGCTAGACGGCGGTATCACCAATAAGGCTAACTACGGAGTGTATAATCAGACTAGTAAGGGTGTCACGGCTGTAGTTGGCGATTACGGCGTTATCTTCCCTGGCTCTGTCGCTGGTACCGCTAACGCCGGACTGCATAACTAAGGATTAAAATGAAGGTTCAGATTAGGCCGTCGGCTAAGAAGGCCGGAAGCAAGTCTCCGACTTCAGCAAGCCGTAAGCAGCTTGAGAGTGCGGGCGAGGCAATGCCGGGCGGTCGTTACCCGATCCCCAACGTTGATTTCCTCAAGCGTGCGGTCCGGTCTATCGGACGTACCCCGCCCGGTAAGCGCGCTGCTGTCGTGTCGTGGATTAAGAAGCGCGCTTCAGCTCTCGGGCAGCCTAAGCTCGCGGCTAACCTGTCCAATGCTGCGGACTACGCGCTGAACCTGGCCAATCAGAAGGACGCTGACGCTATCGAGCTTGCCGGCGCTCCGGGCGGAAGCGGGGATACTCTTCCGCAGGGTGGCACTAAGAAAGAGACTGTCGATTTCAAGAACCTGAAGACTAAGGATTTCCAGTCTAAGGTTAAGAAGACTGCCCTAAAGACCAAGAGCGGCAAGATGAACTACGCTAAGCTCCGTGCTCAGGGTTATGACAAGAAGACTTCTAAGGCTGCTGCGCTGAAGCACGAGCAGGGACTTATCAACTCAGAAATGAGTAACCCGCAGGGCGCGCTTAACCTAGCTAACTTTGATACTGACGATGTGCAGGGCAAGCTCGGCCTGAAGAGTCCGGGCAGCCTGAAGGTCTATGCTAAGGCGCGTAAGAAGGGCCTCCCTCATAACGTTGCCTTGCAAGCCGCAAAGCACACGGACAAGAAGGCCAAGGATTCCGGGATGGCGAACGCTAACGCCCCAAAAGCGTAACGGAACTGTCCAAGTCCGGTTCGGGTAACTACGGCCACGGGTTTAAGCCTAAGACCGAATCGGCGGCCAGTTCCCACTACCACGGCTACCCTAACGAATGGCACGGCCCCAAGCGCAAGTACAACAACTCACGACGTAAGAGCATGGGCAATCACGGCGGCGGCATTCCAAAGGGCGCTAAGAACCGTGCCGGTACCAAGGGAACTTCTGCGGGATCTGCCGACAAGGGCAGTAACAAGTTTAGCGTCGGTGACCACGTTAGGGTGCACGCTGGGGTGCATACAGGTATTGAGGGAAAGGTCAGGCGCACGCTTGGAGTTAACCACGTGCACGTCGTACCTAAGAGTGGCCGGTCTTTCATTGCGCACGTCAGAAACGTAGGCACAGTACACACTAAGCATTTCCACGCTGGTGTTGGGTAACGTTAGGATATAATTACAACATGAGCATTATCCTTACCCCGATGGAGTTTAGCGGTACAGAGCAGCTTGAGCGGCGACTGTACCGTAAAAGGGTGCTGCCAGTAGACAGTATCGACTATGAAGGCCGTAAGATCGACTTCACTACTGAGTACCTTCAGAAGATGGTGGAGTCCTTTAACGACGGTGCTTTCGACAACGTTCCGCTGCAGTTCGCAGAAGGCGATAACAAGCACACCAATAAGATCGAGCAGTACCGTGGCGATGTTGTCGGCATGGCTCTGCAAGACGACGGGCTGTACGTAACCGTTGCTGCTACATCTGAAGGCGCTAAGTGGCTTAAGGAAAATCCTAAGGTCGGTATCAGTGCGCGTATCGTCAATGACTATGACCGTGCTGACGGTAAGCACTATGATGCGGCTATGCAGCATGCGCTAGTGACTCATGACCCACGCATTCCCGGTCTAGGACCGTGGTCTGAGGTAAATTCTTTTAGTAATTCCGATGATTCTGATATCATTGACCTAACAGGGGAGAAATTCCCTGTAAAGACCAAAAAGACTAAGGAGAAGTCTGTGCCAAAGAACGAGAACTCGCTCAGTGATACTGAGCTTGAGCGACTTCGTTCCTTCCTTGCGGAGCTTGACGAAGAGACGGACGAAGAGACCGCCCCTGAAGTCAATGCTGACGCGAGTGACGAGCTGACTGACGCCGAACTTGCGGAGCTTATTGCGTCGCTGGATAACGAAGACGCACCTGAAGCCGTTGACCCGGAGCCAGTGCTCGCAGACGCTTCTCTTAGCAATGATAACTCTAGCGACAATAAGGCGCTGGAGCTGGCGCAGTCACACGCTACCGAGCTTAGCCGTATCCGGTCTGAGCTTGACGACGAGCGGTGGACTGTTGAGCGTGAGCGTCTTATGCGTAAGGTCGGTCTGCCGCCTGCGGTGATTGACCTGGCTAAGCCTCTGCTTAAGGGCGAGGGTCATACGATTGACCTGTCTAACAACGAAACTGTTGATGCTGGCAAAGTTATGCGCGACGTGCTTAATGAAGTCGGCAAGCTAGTTAAGATTCTGGATCTGGGTAATGAGCTTGGGTCTGAGTTTGAGAAGGAGCCGGATGTCTCGGAAGAGGCTGCTACCCGGCGTAACGATACCACCAAGGCCGTCCGTGCCATGATGGGTAACTAAGGGGTTAAAGTGGCTGGTTCTCTACCACACTACAAGCAAGGTCCGGCGAGTTACACTGCCGGTGGCCTTATTCTCGGTGGTCAGATTGTCTACCCGGCTACTGGCCTGGGTGGCGCTCTGGCCGCTCTTAACGGTATCGGCGTGCTGGTCGCGGCGACGGGTCAGCAGGTTAACGCGCTGGGTGTCGCTGGCGCGGACGCTAACAACACGATGTTTCTAGACTACAACGCGACTTACGGTCCTGACTCGGGAGCCTCGCTTCCGGCTGGATGGGCTGGCGACGGTAGCTCGACTGCGCAGGACACTGTTCTTGACGTTTCGATTCTAGGATTCACCATCCCTGTGTACAACAATGTTGACATTAACGTCAACTATGACGGTACTGCGGTTAGCTTTGGTCAGCTTCTGCAGACTTCCACGACTGTCGCGGGAGCTGTTATGGCTTGGTCAGGCTCTAACCCGCAGGCAATTATCGGACGCTGTACGCAGCCTGGCGGCGTTACTGCGGCTGCCCAGTCCGCTCGCGCGTTTATTCGGGTCTAAGGCCCTTACGAAAGGTAAGTAGGAGAAAGAGATGCCAACTCCGGTATATGCCGCCAGTGATGGGCCTCGCATCACCGTAGATGTCCTTATCAAGGACCCACTGCAGGTGCCAGCGCTTATTCTGGACATGACTGAGAACGAGTTCGTCGTTGACTCAGTTCTGCGTAACGCTGGCCTGGCTCAGTCCGGGGTTGTCCGTTACGAAGAGTCTACGCCTCTGTATGCGGATCAGAACCCTGAGGTTAGGGCTGAGTTCGCTGAGGTTCCAGTCGTGCCCACCTCGATTGGTCAGCCACGTGCTGTGTACGCTCACGAGCGTGCCATGGCGATCATGGTGTCCGACGAAATGCGTCGGCGTCAGATCGTTGACCCTGTGACTCGTCAGCTTCTGCAGGTTAAGAACACGATGGTTTACTCTTGGAACGCGGTCTTCATGAACGCGATCCTGGCCAACACCTCCGTGCAGACCCTTGCGGTTGCTAACCCTTGGGCGTCGTCTAACGCAACGATCCGAGCGGACCTGGCTAACGCGGGATTCCTGATCGAGAATGCTAACGTTACCTCGGTTAACGGTGTCGTGCAGTGGTTCGGTTTCGAGCCTGACACACTGATTGTCAACCACGTAACTAAGGCTACCCTGCTTCAGTCCAGCTCTTTCGCCGCGCCTTACCTCGGTGACATCGCGTCGGAAAACCTGCTCTACACGGGCAAGCTTCCTAACAAGATCTTTAACTACGACGTGCTGGTTTCGCGGCAGGTTCCTACGGGTACCGCCGTCCTGATGCAGCGTCAGCGTTGCGGCTTCATCGCGGATGAACTGCCGATGATGGCTTCGCCTCTTTACCGTGACGAGCCTCGTAAGGTCTGGCGTTCGGACGTGCAGCGTGCGGCGGCGATTGGGTTCGACCAGCCGCTCGCGATCTGTGTCATGACCGGCATCTAAGCTTAACATTCCCACTACAGTAAAACCCCCGTCATTAGGCGGGGGTTTTGCTATAATATAAGATAGGGCCTCGAATGGTCCTACCGCACAGTCCCGTTCGGCAACTGCTGGACTTATGGAAGGAAATACATTGGGTCTCTACCAATCAGGCGTTACGCTGTTCAATCAGACTTTCACTGCGACTGGGACGTATAACTCCCCGTCGTTTAGCGCCGCCAACTTCGGTGGCGGCGCGGCGCTTGTCGCTTCATGGGGTACTGCTACGGTTTCTGCACCAACCGCTACATTCGCCCTTCAGATTTCTACTGACGGTGGCGTTACGTGGGCGGCTGTTCCGGCTACTGCTGGCTCGCTGACTGATGTGGGTACCTTCACCGCGACTGCGCCTACTAACTCTGCTTCTGTGCAGGTTAAGACCTCAGTCGGCACTGTCTACGTTGGTAACCTGCTGCGTGTCCAGCTTGTTCTTGCTGGTACTAGCGTTACCTCGCTGCCAGCTAAGATCACTCTTGACGCGGCTAAGCGCTTCCCGGATAACGCGTAATGGCTACTAGGGCAGGCAGCGGGCAGTCCAGCGGTATTACCGCTTCTGCCGGTGCGCTTACGGCTACGCATGCGACAGTGAGTGCGCACGTGCACCCTGCCACTGCTGCCCCCGTATGCGCGCCCGAATCACCGCCTACGACCAACGAGCACTAAGTAGTAAAAGAGCCTATAAGGCTCTTTTACTACTTTGTAAAGGAAGCAAGTGTAGTATGGCACTCAGTACAGTCACGCTTACTTGGAATCTGACGGACTTTCTTAGTACCGCGATTCCTGACTCCTGTACGCTATACATCACTCCTACTAGTACTCTTGCTGACACTGCCGATAGCAAGACGCTTATCGGTGTAACACGTGCTACATCGTTTACTGGCGGTGCCGGATCTTGGTCCGGTATCGTCGCTAACGACAACGTAACCCTAGCTCCGGCCAACAGTGCGTATACAATTCGTATCATTGACAACGTTACTGGTAGCACCATTATCGGGCCTTTCACATCGCCCGTCAACCACGCTGCAGGTGCTACACAGGATCTTTCCCTGCTTTACGCTAACCAGGTTAGCACTGTTCCTTTCTTCCAGTACGTGACTACAGCGGCGCTTCCCTCGCTAGTCGCTGCCGCCACTGCCGCTGATCTCGGTACCACGTACAGTGTGCTTACATTCGGTGCAGACCCTACAGGCGTGACTGACTCGACTGCAGCCATTCAGGCTACTATCAATGCTGTTACAGGTAACGCTAACCCGGTAACTACCTCACGGTCAGCTATTGCACAGGTATACCTGCCTACCGGCGTGTATAAGATCTCTACCGACCTGCTTATACAGTCTGTTCAGGGATTCCGCCTTTACGGCGACGGACCTGAGATGACTTTCATTAAGGCGTCGGGTACAGGTTTCACTAACGGACCTATCACTATTGACGGCTCGTACGCTGGTCGCTATGAGGGTTTCACGATCCTAGGTGACACTACTGAGCAGGTTAACAACGCTATCACGCTTACGTGGACTACGAACGCCCACCGTTCTACCACGGGTAACAAGTTCGCAGACATTCGTATTCGTAACCTCAACTTTGTCACTGGTTTTAACATGGCCGGTGTGGGTAACCGTCAGCTTGACTCTACTAAGCTTAGTTGTATCGTGGTCGGTGGCGGCTTCGGGCCGACAACCTGGAGTAATTCGGGTAACTGGCAGCAGGGTTTCGTATTCGGTAACAGTACCTTCGCTAACATCTACGACCAGGTACTTGAACGGTGCGAGCCATCTGGCTGCTACTACGGCTTCTACAATAACGTCTCCAGTTTCTCGCTTAACGGGTCGCAGCCCGCCAACAACTTTATTGACTTCTACATGTCCCCCGGTGCGCAGAGCACGATCACCAACGTTCAGTCGCAGAACTGCGGTCAGTTCCTCTTCGCCCCGTCGAACTTCTCGGCAATTCCGAACTCTTTCAACGACATTCAGGTTAAGAGCAGTTTCCTTCAGGACAGCGGCAACGCGATCATCTCTCTCGCTGGCGGCACGTGGAACTTTAATAACTTCAGTGCCACCGGCCTTCAGGTAACTACGACCGTAGCTGCCGGAAGTAACGGCGGCGCTATTAACACGATCGCATCCTGGGCATTCCCTTCGGCTGGCGTGCTGGCTGTAGCGTCCACCAACGGTCTGCCGACCTCTGGACAGATGAACGTCGTAACGTCTACCACTAACGCCGTGATCAGTTACACAGGCCTTAGCGGCGGTAATACGCTCACCGGCTGCACGTACGTATCCGGAGGCACGGGTACTGTATCCACAGGCGGTAACGTGTTCAACTACGTTAACGGTACTATTTCCCTAGTTGGACCTAGCACGACACGTCCCTGTACCGCACTGTTTAACAACCTGGCCCTACGCGGTTCGCGAGCTAGCGCTTTCACCCCACTGACTCACGCAATTGTCTCGTGCCAGGGATACTCTAACTACGAACCCACCACAGGCGTTTACACCTACGCAACTGGTGACGTTTCTTCCATTAACCTCGGTGGTATCTGGACTACCCTAGGCGGCCCCGGAACTCCGCAGCAGGTCAACTATATTACGGCTACTGGTAACACCACGTATAACATTCCAGTAGGTGCAGTAACCCTAGACGTTATGATCGTCGGAGGCGGCGCTGGCGGATCGTCGGGCGCATTCTCTACCACGGGTGCTGCGGGGGGTGGACCAGGCGGCGCGGGTGGTGGCGTGTGTAAGCAGCAGTTCCAAGCTAGTGCGCTTACTAGTCCGCTTACGGTAACCGTAGGTGCTGGCGGCGCGGGCGGTGCTGCTGTTACTTCTGGTGCCAACGGTAACTCCGGAGTAGCGGGCACTAACACCAACTTCGGTACCTACATGTTCGCAAAGGGAGGCAGTGCTTCCAGTGGAGGCCTCGCCACTAACGCCTCGATTCAGACTGGCGCTGCTGGCGGCCCTGGTACGTGCGTAAGCGGTGCGGGAGGGTCTACAGTTACTACGTCTGCTGTACCGTCATCGGCAACGGCGCAGACAACAGGCGGTGGCGGCGCGGGCGGCGGCATACCGATTTGCTCGACTACGGTCGCGGCTGGCAGCAACGGCGGCACGATCACGAACATTGCGTCATGGGCTAACCCATCTGCCGGTACCCTGTCCGTTGCTGCTACTACAAACTTCCCCGCGTCTGGTACGGCTACTGTAGCCTGCTCGGTTTCTTCCCCGGCAACAATTACCTACACGGGAGTCACGGCTAACACGCTAACTGGTTGTGCGTATGTTTCTGGCGGAACTGGGACCGTAGCCACTGGCGGCGCAGTTATTACACAGGGGGCGGCGCAGAACGGCGCGGGCTGCACAGCGCCAGTACTCGGAGTAGCCAGCAACTCGTCCAGCGGTGGCGTCGTCGGTGGCGCGAGCCCGACCAACGGCAGCGCGCCTACGGCTCAGGGGGATACGGCACCTGGCGGTGGCGGTGGCGCGGCGGCGCTGTCTGGTACGGCCCAAGGCGGCGCTGCTGCACAGGCTAACTCTGGCGGTGGCGGTGGCGGTGGCGGTGCCGCTTCTAACGGGGCTACATCTTCAGGTGCAGGCGGCGCGGGCGGTTCCGGTTTTTGTCTTATTATCGCTTACTTCCAGTAGGAGATCTAGTGGCTCTTAACACAGTAACTCTTACGTGGAACATAACGGACTTCCTTGTCGCGAGCATTACTGACTCATGCACGATATACCTAACGCCGACTACTAACCTAGATGACGTTACTGATGGTAGGGCCATCCTTGCCATAACCCGGTCACAATCCTTTACCGGAGGTACCGGGTCACTGGCGGGCATCATAGCTAATGATAACGTGCAGCTTACCCCTACGGGTAGCGGTTATATTATCCGTATTCAGGACAACGTTACCCTAGGCTATCTACTAGGCCCGTTCACCAGTGTCATTGCCTTTGCTAACGGGGCAACGCAAGATCTTTCCGCCATCTATGCTTCACGTCAAGTCTGATATACTAAGACTACCTAACAGGAATGTGAGCGGACAGTTTCCGCCACGGGAAAGGTAACAAACTAATGGTTTACCAAAAGAAGACTGAGCCTGAGAAGCGCGAATACCGCGCTGTCGTTAACCTGTCTATCGGACGCGTCGATCGCGGTCCAGACGGTCGTAACGAAACGGCTGAGCGCGTTGAGCGCGGACATAAGACCTGGCTTACAGATGAAGAGGCGAGTAACCTCGGCCGCTTTGTTCGTCTAGTGGAGACTGAAGAGAATGACAAGGTGCCCACCCGGGTTAGCCCTGCTCGTATTCTCGGTATCCGCGAAGTCGATAAGAATGGCGCTAACCTTCAGGGATCGGGTGCTCTCGACATGAAGGATAAGACTACCGTCTACACGGAGGCAGAAGCCGACGAAGAGGCGCAGCCAACTAAGAATCCGTCAGACCCGTCATATAAGGGTAAGAAGGACTAACATACCATGACCTTCAGCGGCACTGCCTATTGCAGCGTTACAGATGTTATCACGGCTGTCACTAGTTTTAACTACGGCGGCACTCCTGGTGACATTAACGCTGCCATTGTGCAGGCCGCTGTAGATCAGGCTACGGCTAAGGTTAGCGCGTGGACGGGTATTAACTGGGCGGTTGACTCGCAGGGTAATCCCCTCACCGTTCCTGATATCATCCAGTCTATTACGATTAACATTGCTACGTACTACGCCACGCTTAGCTACCGTAAGAATAAGCCTATGGAAGCTAACGATCCTGTGCTGCTACGGTACAACGACGCGTGTGCGGACCTTAAGGCTATTCAGGAGGGGCAGATCACCCCCGACCCTGTGGCTAACGGAGCGCCGCTGTATAACTCCGGGCGTGTCTATAACACCAGGTTCCGTACGTTCACGCTGCGCGACTCTAACACCCGCCTTGAGAGCGGTCATATCGAGAACGATACTTTCCCCGATAACGGCGGTTTTAACGGCGCTACACCTCCGTGGTGGTAAGCCGTGAACATTAACTTTGAGCCTGACGCCATGCAGCGTATCTATGAGCTAACAGACAACATGTTTGAGACTAAGCTCGGCCCGATGATAGAGGCACAGGTTAAAATCAACTGCCCTAAAGATACTGGCGCACTCGCTGACTCTGTGAGCATGTCAGTTGACCGCGTTACGCACGCCTTGTACGTACAGGCTTACGGCGACGAGTCACGTCCGGAAGGACGTAAGTACTACGCGGCTTACGTAGACCTAGGGCATCATCAGATCGCTTGGGGTCACGATACAGGTAAGGTTAAGGCACCTACTGCCTTTATGCGCAGGGCGCTCTACCGAAGGTATGCGGGTTTCTAATGGTGAATATCGGTATATACCCGGATGCGGAGCTGGTTATCTGCTCATGGATTATGAGCATCCCTGGTATTCAGGTTGACTACGCTGACTGGCGTCTCCCTTGGGACTTGCCTGTGGCCTTCCATTACGGTTACGCACAGGTAACCGTTATTAACGGTGTTCCAGATAAAGAAGTACCGCTATTTCATACGATCGCGCAGGTTGACTTCTGGGTAGGTGCTCCCAGTGAGGATCGTATTTTCAGGGTTATGTCTAGCGGACTGGCTAAGTCTGTCCAGTACGCCTGCTATGACCGGGTTAGGGCACAGCGTCAGGTGATTGTTAAGGAAACACTGCCTAACGGGGATATTATCACGTTCCCTAACGCGCACGTGTACACCGCAGTGACCATGACTGAGCCTCACTATATCCAGTCTAGGGATAACCCGTTCTATGAAGGCTACTCGATGGACATGGAATTTACCTGGACATCGGGTATTACAACCAAATAAGCCTCATTCTGATATACTTGCAATAAGGACTTTTGAAAGGGTAGGTAATGGCACGAGCTACACTGACTGTGGTTAGTACCACGCCAGATAACGGCGTGCTTGACTTGACGACCACAGCTACTACAGCACCGGGAACTGGCTCGCCTAATGGCGTGCAGTTTAACAACTCGCTGCAATCTTTCTTGGTCGTTAACCAGGCCGGGGCCACGCCTAGCAACCTCACTATCGTGGTTGGAGCTACGCTGCTCGGACAGGCGGTTACCAGTTTCGCGGCGACCATTCCTGGCGTTGCGGGTGTCTATATGATCGGGCCTTTCCACAGTGCAGATAACCTGCCTGGTACGGGCAATGTCGCAATTGACTTCTCCAGTGCAACCGGCATTACTGTCGGCGCTGTGTCGCTAGCGAGCGTGTACTAATGAATGTGCCTGTTAAGGTCTCCCTGAAGAATGCTGTAGAGCAGGTCTCTACCGTAATGGACGATGAACTCCATCAGCTTGTACTGGAGGGTCAGGTCTCCTTTAAGGATGCCATTCAGGCACTTAAAGACGCTAAGCTGGCGCTAGACAAGCGGTTCTACCCGTGGCTTCAGTTCGTTGAGAACGCGGCTACCGGAGAGTTCAATAAGTTCCCTGCCGCTAAGGTAGACAAGCCAGACCTGCTCAGTAAGAAGGCTGAGGGGCAAGTTTTGGGTGAAGCTTTTAAACCCGAACCAGAAACTAATCCAGAAGGGGCCGACTAATGGCAATCACCCCGTTTAACATTATTCAGGGGCCAGCGCTTCTATACGTCGCCGTTTTTGGTACGTCTCTAGCGAGCTACCTGACGACTGACCCGGCGACTCTACCCGTGGCTGCGCCGTTTACGGGCATCGGTGGTACTACCGGAGGTATTACCGTCGAAATTGACGAGACGCTGTCTGACATCCACGTTGACCAGATCCTTGACCCTGTTGGCGCACGTGCTACGGCCCGTACCATTCAGGTCACCACGACCATGATGGAGACGGAGCTTAGCAACCTGTCACAGGCTCTTAACGGAGCGGTCACTAACCTGAGTGGTACCAACTACACCGGGCTTTCCCTGACCACTACCACGTCCGCCACGCAGCCTACGTACTCCAGCCTGATCATTGACGGCTGGGCACCTACGCTGAACAACGGCGCTGCGGCTACGCGACGGTTCATCGTGCAGAAGGTTCTTAGCCAGCCTAAGATCAGCCAGAAGTACGACATGACTTCGCAGGCTACGGTTTCCGTGACGTGGACGGCGTACTACGTTTCGTCTGCGGCTTCGCCAACCACGATCCTCGACTCTTCTAGCGGCGCTGTTAACGACACGCTGTAACCCCTACGTCAAAGGGGCGCTTGGTGCATGGGAAGTGACCAAGCGCCCTTTTGCTATTCTGCTATACTAGTAGTAACCAGGAAAGGAACACAAGATTAAGATGTCTGTTAAGACTGCTGTCAAGGAAGACGCTTCCACGGAAGTTATCGCGCTTAAGTCTAAGAAGGGTACTAAGAAGGCCGACGCGATCACGCTGTTCTCGATCGATGACAAGGACTACAGTATCCCGTCGTCCATCCGGCCGAATCAGGCCATGCAGATCATGAAGGTTTTTCGTAAGCAGGGTGACACCGCTGGTGTTGACTTCATGCTTGAGGTTCTACTCGGTTCTGAGGGTTATGAAGCGCTGCTCGCGTTCGATGACCTTGAGAGTGATGACCTTGAGAAGATCATCAAGATTGCGTTCCAGATGGTCGTCGGGGCTACGGAAAACCCAAAAGCGTAATTTACCAGAGGTTCATGGAGATTGGTATCGTCTTCTACTACATGGAAGACATCCTCTGTGACCTTAGGGTATTTTTCGGCGTAGATGATGCAGATGAAGAACTAACCTCAGTTCAGTTCTTCAGGATGGTAACAAGGCTGCCCGCGTATAATGGAGCAGTACGGAATAAACTGGAGAAGTACGCTAGAGAGCACGAAGACGAGCTAAAGCAAGGCTACGAAATGGAACCTGTCACGCTTACACCTGACCAGCTTAGGAACAGTCCTAGGCTTGGAGCGGCCCCTGCCGCTGGTCAGGGTGCACCCATCTTTGATACGCGGGTGATCTAGGTGACAGACGGTTTCAAGCTCGGGTCTGCCTTCATTGAGATTAACCCTGATGCTGACGGTTTCAAGGACAAGCTTAAGGCTGCCCTTGACAAGGACAAGACTGAAGTCAAGGTTCCGATCGTACCAGATGCAACAGGTTTCAAAAGCAAAGTCAAGGCTGAAATTGATAAGGACAAGAGTGAGCTAAAGGTACCTCTTAAGGCTGATACTACAAAGTTTAAAGCCGACGTTGACGAGACTGTGCGGCGTGAAAGCCTTAAGAAGGTGCTGATATCTGTAGGTTATAACCGTAGCCAGGTAAAGTCTGCTCTTTCTGCAGTCGATCAAGATGTTAAATCAGCGGTTAAGCGCGAAGCTGTCGGCAAGGTTATGGCGTCTGTCGGCTACGACAAGAGCCAGCTAAATGCAGTTATGAAGGCTGCCGGAACTGATACTCGTAATGCTTTTATGAGAGCTTTTAGCGGCGGTAGTGGCAGTGGTGCTGGCAGTATCTTCGGTGGCGGTGCTAGCGGCGCTGGGGGCGCAGGCCAGCTCGCGCAGGGCGGTCTTACATCTCCCATAGGTATAGGCGCGGCAATTGCCGCAGGCCTTGTCTCCCTGCCATTCATTGCTGAGACAGCGGC